TTTCTTTTATCTAATCCTGATGCTAATTCTTCAGGTATTGTTTTTAAAAATTCATTTCTAAACTTTGTTAAGAAATCAGAAATAACTTTATCTGGATCTCTAAAGTTTAAAAGTTGTTGAATGTTTTGTACAGGATTAGGTCGGTAGTTATTAATAACTGCTTGAGCACCAGATGAATCACCCGTAATGATTTCACCTTTAATAAATTTATCTTGTGCTGATATAAAAATTCTATTGTTTGCTAAATCTTCAGCAACAACAGTTGCGGTTGCGTTTGATGTACTACCTGTTACAGTTTCACCTACTGTAAATTTACCAAAAGAAGAATCTTCTAAAATTAATTTTTCACCAGAGTCTAACTGTGTTCTTTCTGAACTAATTTTACTACCATCTAATAATAAATTATCTGTACGACCTGTTTCGTTTTCTAAAGTTATACCGTCTGTAGATTCAATTGAGGTAACCTGCAACTCGGCAGATTCCATAAATGTAAAGTAGAGTTTTAGAAATTTGGCAAATTGTGGGTGATCATCAATTACAAAATCTGGTAATTGACTATTAATGAGCGTTGAGATTTTGTCATTAAATTTTGCCATTGAACACTAATAACTTGTTGTAGTCGTGTAACCAACTCCTGCCTCAGCAGAACCTCCTACAAAAGTATCTTCTTCTACCGTTATGTTTGAATTTGCAACATCTATTTCTATAATTTGATTTCTTACAGGTACAACATCATTAGAACTTGGTGTAACTGTTAATTCAATTACAGATGATGACGCACCTCTAATATTTGAAATTGATGAAACATTTAAAGAATTAATTGTAATTTGTCCTGTACTATAATCAATTGTACCTTGTGTGTTATTAGCATATGTTCTAATACCTGATGATAGATAATATCTTCTAACGTTACCTAATCCATCATCATCTAAAAACATTTCGTTTGAATTACCTGCAACTGTAAATCCTGTAGATGATAAAATTGGTTCGTGTCCTGAATGAGGATTGTATATCGCATTTCTAAAGTAAACATCATATCTTGTAGATGAACTTAATGTAGGTGTAAATGATTTTCTCATATCAACTGTTGTGATATTTGAAAGTATAGAAGTGTCAACATCATCTATTAAACCTGTTAGTTTTGAATATCTAAACACAGCATCAAATTTTTGTAGTGTGTTTGTATTGTAATTTGTAATCGCACTTATAATTTCTGATTTTAAAGTATCTGCTGTTTTTGTTGTTGATTTTTTATCATACTTAGCATTTACTGTTAATAATAAAGATGTAGTTTCTGGATCAACAATCTCTGGTCTCACAGACGCAACGTTATAAGGTTTTAAAGATGTAACTATATTTTGTTTTGTAGCGTTTGTTAATGTAGAACCTGACGCCGCTTTGATAGCAATTTTTACAACACCATAAACTGGAGTTTCATCATCTTCACCACCCCAAGCACTTATTGATAACGCATTAGGATAAATTGATTTTACAATTGTTTCGTAATCTGTTGTAGTTACAGCACGATCTTGTGATGTATATTGTAATGGTGCATTAAATCTAATTGACTCTTTTGATTCTGATTCAGCACCACCTTGTGCTGATGAATTAGTTGAAACAGAAACATTTGTAAACCCACCAATTGAACCTGATAGTGTAAATGTTGAAGCACCGTTTGCTTCTGTTTTATTTGTAACAACGTATTCTAAAATTACAATGTTACCATCTGATAAGTTTTGTCCTATAACACCATCACCAAAATAAACTTCAAACTTACCTGTATCAGTTTCTTGTAAGAAATATGCTTTAGATGTATCTGTTAAACTTTTTAATCCACTTGCAAGTGTGTAAGTTGATATGGTAGTATCGCCTGCTGAATTTTGAACTGAAACTTTTAAAGTTGAAGTATCAGCATTAACACTTGGTATAATATATTTTTGGTCTACGTCTGTACTATCAACTGTGTAACGATAAGTTACTAAAGTACCTTCATATAAAGATACATTTGAAAATCTGTAAACACCATCGGCAGGTGTTATTGTAACATCTTGGTTTGTAACAAACTCATATGCAATGCCATCAACTGTAGAAGTAAAAGTTGTTCCTTTGTTCATTGTTACAGAAGCACCTGTAGCATTGTTTAAAAGTATATCTACGTTTGCAATAGGAGCTCTTGGTGATGATGGAGTATAACCCAACATCTTTGCTAATGAAACAATATTTTTTCTTATGTCTGCACTATCTAAATAAATTTCATTTGCTAACATATTAGCATTGAAACCTAGGTAGTGAGTATTGTATGCTAGTGTATCTAATAAAACAGCAAATCCTGAACCTTCAAAATTATAATCTGAAAATTCTGTTTGATCTTGTAAGAACGCTCTTAAATTGGATTTGATTGCGTCAAAATCTAAATCTGAAACTACGAATTTATTACTTGCCATTTTATCTTAATCTTTCTAAAAATGTTTCTACTGTAACTGGTTCTGGTACACCAACAACATAAAACATAATTCTTAAATGATAACTGTTTCTATCCAAATCTGGACTTGCTAAAATTTGAACTAAATTAACTCTTGGTTCAAAATTATTAATTACCTCAGCAACTTTTCTTTGTAAGTTAAGAGCAGTTAATGGTGTCATTGGTTCAAACAACATTGCTCTTACATCACTTCCTATTTCTGGATGAAAAGGTCTCTCATAATGATTTGTGTTAATCAAATTTCTAACACTTCTTTTTACTGCCTCAACATCTGTTAATTTGTTGACATCATTAGTTACTGTATTACGACCAAAATCTAAATCTAAATCTTTATAGATTCTATTTGTTCTTTTAGAATTATTGGTATTACTAGCATCATAGTTTGGCATAACAGTAATATTTATACGTTAACCTGCAAAAACATTTGAAGAACCTGTAGCTGCGTGACCACAAGTTGCTGTATCTCCTGCAACATTGATAACTATACTATTTACTCTTACAGTTTGCGAATTATTATTTGCCTGAAGTGTAGGCGCACAATGAATAGGCACTAGAGACAAGGAGGATGAGCCGCAACACTATCTCCTAGTCTTGCAACTGACTTTCCGTTGACTTTTACATTTTCTGAACCACTTGTAATTGTGCCACTTGCATTATCATCATCTTTTCTACTAATACCAGGCATTTATTTACCTTGTTTGTTGTAAATTTTAAATGAACGTTTTTTGTGTTTGTTCATTGAACTCTTTTTTACGTTACTTCTATTACCTTGTGATGTTTTTTTAGGTATTCTTTCGTGTTTTATCTGTTCTTTTACTTTTGCCATTGATTTTTATGCTCCATTAAACGAATCATAGTCCATTGAGTCGTATTTTACCTCATTTGGATCAAATCCGTCTTTTTCCTTGTGTCGGCAATGTGTACAACACAAAGTTTCTTGTTTTTCGCCGTAATTTTGAAAACAATAACCGTTACAATGACAATTATGTCCGCAATTTTGACAATATTCTTTCATAAATCTATTTATCTCAAAAATTGCAACTTACTTGAGCGTGAGTCGTTCTATTATCAACCATATTTTTCAATTTTTTTTTCGAATCACCCGATTTTTTGTCTGATTCGCTTGATTCTGCACTTCCCAACTCAACTTTTGGCAAAAATTTGCAATTTTGCACGTTTTTTGAGCAAGAAAAGAGAACAAAACAAGAACATAGTAAAAAAATAATGGTTTTTTTTGTCATTTTCGGGATTATTTAGTTGACATTTGGGTATTTTTCCTATAATATGGACGTATATGAAAAACAAAAACACAAATATGAATATGGCAATTGTTAGAAACGTTGCATATTCTCAAATAAACAAAATAAACAAAAACATAAAAGAAGTTATTGAAATTGATAACACTCTTTTAAAGATGATTGACATTAATATGAAAAATGCAATTAATAAAATCATTAACGACTATAAGGCATACCAAGAAACTGGTATAATAAAAGTAAAGTAATGAAAGGAAACACTATGACACTACAAAAACAAGCACTTAATCAAATTGAAGCTTACAATCAGTTGAGATATAAGGAAGAAATTATGAAAAAAATAAAAGAAAACATATCATTAGTTACTGCTATTGTATTTTTATTCAGTATGTTTTTTGCTGCTGGTGCCATTGAAGAAAATCAATTTTTTATGGGTGCCATGTTAGTATTGACTGGAATACTTACTGGAACATTAACTGCTGTATTACAAAAATAATGAATAATAAACAATTAAAAACTGCAATTAAAAAACTTGAAAAAAGACTTGCTTATGGAAACAAATTACTTAAAACAAAATCTTTATTTCAAGTAATACAAATAATGAAAACTAAAAAGGACATATAACACTATGACTATGGTAACACAAACTGCAAAAACACTTGATGAAGGAATTACAAATCTAATGGCTGGTGCCAAATCTGATTATGTAAAATGGTCAACAATGGGTGGCAAAGAACTTACTGGTTATTCTAAAGAACAAGTTGATAATTGGGATTCTAAAACATCTGTAAGACCTGGTAAAAAGTACATTAAGATTGTACAAGAAAACGGCGTGTTTTGTTTTATTGTAAAAGAAGACTTTAAACATTTTAAAAAAGGTGATATATTGAAAGCCGCTGGGTTTAATGCACCTGCTTTAAACTCTGCTAGAGGTAACGTATTAACAGGTAACTATCCAATACAATGGACAGGACCTTTATATTTAAAATAATATGATAAAATATCAAGTAACAAAAAACGGCAAAGTATTAAAAGAGTTGAATGATGATTATGATACTGCTATCTTTGCTTGTAATAATGATTACGGACC